GGTTATGGAATAACTAAACCTCCTGTTACCTCTACTCCAGCAGCCGGACAACCAATTCAAGCAGCACCTTATGCTCAAGCTGAAGTAATGCAGCCTGGTGGAAGCGTTGGTGCTGCTGGCACTCCTAATGCAACAATTATTCAACAAGCATTAAATTCGGCAACTCCAGAATTTCAGCAGTTGTATGGAAGTATGCCGTTAAATAAATTAAATACGCCAGTAGTATTACGTCATTTAGAAGCCGATTCATTGCCAATTCCAATTCGACTAACTGAAGGCATGGCAACTGGAGATTTAGTTAAAATATCACAAGAGCAAAATATTCGTGGGACTCCAGAAGGTCAAGCTATTGCTTACAGAATTAATGAAATAAACAAAGCGTTAGTTGATAATGTGCCATTAATTAAAGAACAAACTTCACCAGATGTTTATGCAACCAAGACTATTGAATCTAGTGAAGCATTAATAAATGCATACAAAGAATTAGACACAGCTCGAAATCTTGAAATTTCAAGAGCTTACAAAGAATTGGAAAATGCTAATGGTGGTGCTTTTCCTGTTGATGGCGCAACAATTGTTAAAAATGCTGAGTCAATGTTAAGCAAAAAATTAAAAACTGAATTTTTGCCACCATCAATTAAAACTCAATTAGAAAGATTTAAAAACGGCGAACAAATGACGTTTGAGCAGTTTGAAGCATTGAGAACTAACCTTGCTGGTGAAATTCGCAAAGCTGAAAGATCAGGCGATGGTAATGCTGCAATGGCATCTAGCATTGTTAGACAAGCAATGGAAGATTTGCCGTTGATTGGAGATGCTGCCGGTTTAAAACCGTTGGCAGATAATGCTCGCAATTTGGCAAAATCACGATTTGACGCATTAAAAAAAGACCCTGCTTATCGAGCATCAGTTAATGACACAGTACCTGCTGATAAATTTTTTAATCAGTTTGTTATTCGTGGCGTAAACAAAAATGTTGACACAATGATTAATACTTTTGGTGAAAACTCTGTGCCACATCAGCATGTAAAAGCAGGAACAATTAATTGGCTATCTGATAAAGCAGGCATTTTAGATGGCAAAGGAAACTTTAGCCAAGCCAACTATAACAAAGGATTAAAATCTTTGGATGATGTAAGAAATTTTCAGGCAATTTTTAATCCTGAAACACAATTGCAATTAAAAACTTTAGGCAATGTAGCAAATTATTCGCAATTTCAACCGCGTGGTGCTTATGTTAACAATTCCAATACATTGGTTGGTTATCTTGCTAATAAAGCTGCTAATGTAGCTGAAGGAACTGGTAATGTTGCTGGATTAAAATTCATGGGAGGATATCCTATTGGAACTGAAGCTAGGCAATTTTTACAATCACGAGCGCAAAAAGCCGAAGTTAAAAAATCATTACAACCAGGGGCTGGGTCAAACATAAAATGATACTTTCAATGCTCAAATCCAGAACCGTATTATTTGCTCTTTTAATAGCGGTTTTATCAGTCTTGCAAGGGTTTGTAGGACTGTTGCCGATTACTCCTGTTAATCAAATGTATATCGGTCTTTTAATTTCTGTAGCGGTAGTCTTTTTACGGTTTATTACCACCACACCAATAGGCGAAAAATGAAAAAATTACTGGCTTTATTGTTGATATCTGGATCGGCTCATGCAATGAATGTAAGCATTTGCAAAGGTGAATACGCTTTGTGTGCAGCATCACCCACAACCCTTACAGGCAAGACAATACAGGTTAACGGTAAAACTTTTCGTGAAGGTGCTGCTGTTTGTCCTATCCTGACGGGTGATGCAGTGGCTAATCTTGCATTAATGAAGGGATCATGCAAAGCACCTAAAGGAAAGGTCTGGAGTTTGTTTGGCGTTCCTCCACAGACAAGTTATCCACAAGCACCTACTTGGGCTGTGCAACCTGCAGCGTTTAGGTCATTCGTTATTGGAAATACTCCAGAAACAGGTATGAGTAATATGTGGAGTTTTATTTGTGATCGTCAAGCTCAACCTGTAAACGGTGTAAATCTTGCAACCTGTCATGGGCCGGTGATGGAAAGCCCGTGGACTAACGACCATGTTAAGCAAGGTCAAACTGGTTTTAGTCAATCGCCAGTAGGCGCTACGTATGGTGTTGGCGGAAACGCACCATAATGGCGCTCGATCCTGTAACCGCAGTCTTAGACATAGGCGGTAAGCTCATAGACAGGATGTGGCCTGATCCAACTCAGGCTGCTACTGCCAAACTAGAACTCATTAAATTACAGCAATCCGGCGATCTCGCGCAAATGACGGGGCAGCTCGATATCAACAAGATCGAGGCTGCCAGTAATAGCACTTTCGTGTCGGGCTGGCGACCGGCTATTGGTTGGGTATGCGCCCTGGCATTGTTTTATCAATACTTGGTGAGGCCGTTAGCAGTAGCGGTGTTCGCAGCTGTCGGGCATCCTCTCCCAGTAATGCCTGGGCTTGACGAAAATCTTTGGCAGTTAATGATGGCTATGTTGGGAATGGGTGGGTTGCGGACATTTGAAAAAGTACAGGGAGTTGCGAATAAATGAGCATACAAGATAAAGTAATTTTGATTGCCACGGGTTCACTCTCGCTAATTGTATGCGCGATGTTAGCGATGTTTTGCTATGCAATAATCGACCCAAATACCGATGACCAAGAAGTATTTACTATTATTGGCCCATCATTTCAAGTAATTGTTGGCGGGTTTATCGGGCTTGTTACGGGCATTAAGATAGGTAAAATAACAAATGAAACTGACAAGTAATTTTAGCTTAGAGGAGCTCTCGCATACCGATCATCGAGAGTTTGACAACACACCATCTGCTGACGTTATTGAGAATCTTAAACGATTGGCGATGATCCTAGAGCAGGTTAGATCGCTGTTTAACGGCAGTCCAGTAATGGTCAATAGCGCGTATAGGTCTTTAGAAGTTAACCGCGCTGTGAAATCTTCTGACGGTTCACAGCATCGGTTTGGGTGTGCAGCCGACATTAGAATACCAGGTCAAACTCCCGATATGGTCGTGCAAACAATAATTAAAGCCAATATTTCTTACGATCAGTTAATACGAGAATTTGATGCTTGGACGCATATTTCTGTGCCAACTAACGAAACTGTAGCACCCCGTAAACAGGTCTTGATTATCGATAAAACCGGCACGAGACCTTACGCTTGATCTTCGTCAAACCAGTCAATAAAATCAAATACCATATACAGCGCAAACCCAAACGCAATGCCTTGAAGAAATAATGTCATGTGTTTTTCTCTTTGAGTTTGGCTTCAATGTGTGCCACGATTTCCGATGGGTTAACCCAACCAACCTCCTCTTCCCTGTTGTCGTGCCAAGTATCAAACGCTTTAATTTCCTCATCCGTCAAACCAACCCACTGCTGTGGGGCAGTGTAAAGAAAGATTCCAGGAGACCCATCCGTTACTTCGCGCCAAATCCCGTCAGTAAACTTGGCAAATTTACCTACAGGGTTTACTCTTTCACACCCTGACTTCTTGCAGATTCCTCCGCACGACGGGCATTGGCTCATTTTTCTTTTTCCTTTTTTGCTTGCATCTCTCTCAAATCATTAGCGGCATCTGATACCCCATGCCAATCCTTTTGCTCTACCTTTAACAAAAGATACTGTATCATTATTTCTTCTGGCGTCATGGTTTCACCCACGTCACAACGTTTTCAAAATCATGGTATTTAATAACCCGCAACTTTACCTTATCCATGGCTCTCTCTAATTTCCATTTGCTTGGCAACCAATTTTCAGGAAAATCAGGGCTAATCATTAATGGGCCTGCATGAATAATTTTTCCTTGGTTATCCCGTTGTGACGGGGGCGGTCTCTTACCTATAACTAGTCTCATATATCTTCTCCAATCCTGACAAGTGCAATTTCGTCCCTGGTTACAGTTTCCGTGGCACATAAATCCTCCGCTTTATGTCTTGCTAATATATTGCGTTGCATAAGGTTTTTATTAAATATTGTTTTTATGCAATTCACACACTTCCATCTTTTGATCTTTCCCGCCCAATAAAATTTTCCGTTTAGTATCGGTTGGTGCGTCCTGCAGTTTGTGCAGAACTTCGTGCTGAGGCTTCCATCCATGCTTTCTCCATACCTGCGTAATATCTGTCTGTGCAGCGTTAACATACTTAAAATTAGGGTCTAATATACTTTCCATAAATCCTCCAGTGGGCTACTCGCGCTACGCTTTCACCCGTTTTAATTAATCATCCCACGGAATGTCATTTGTGATATCGTCAAAACTTTTGGGCTGCTTTGGTTTAGCATCTTTAGGTGTAAAGCTCAGACTTTGCCATTTCACACCTTCCTTGGTTGTTTTTGTCCAAGCAGACACCCAATACTCAACCCCGTTAATCTTTGCCGATCCTTTTGCCTGCGGATGAGATTCTTCTGTTTTTCTGTCGTTTTTAAACAGTGAACCGCTATTATCTTTAATTTCAAAAGCCATTATTTCTCCAGTTTTTTAAGTAATTCGTCTATTTTTGTTAAAAATTCTACAACTGCCTTTTCCATGCTTTCAATCTTTTTATCGTCCCGATCGTAGCGAATAATAAATAATTGCAAATGCTCCGGTAATTCTGGTCTGTAACTGACAAAATCAACCCATTTAGCTCTTGTGCAAGCCATCTGCCATTGCATTTGATTACGGTATTTCAATGGTGCAACATCATCAAGAATATATCCCAAATGCGTTGATAGTTTAGGACATTTAATCTCAACCAATCCTTCGCCTACAATGCCGTCTGGAGAGGCTCCAGCGCGATCTATCGTAGGATGTATAACTAGACCTACTTCGTCTACCATGACAAGCCTGTGCGATTCGTAGGCTGCTCTGGCAAAAGGCTCCATTTCAGTTCCGTATTTCATGTAATCATTCGTAAAATCTGATCCTTGGGGTTTGCCGGTCAAAATTTCAGCGACTAATTGGGATTGATAGTCCCGATAGGCTGCGGTAGAAGGTGCTGCTAAAACCGCACCCATCATCGATGCGGTTACCTTACCGGCTCTAGATGCAAGCCATTCTGGTGTGCCTTGTTCGTAATTAAGCACTTTCATTGACTAACTCCGTAAATTTTGTTTTGGCTGCGTTCTTGGCCTTAACTATCATAGTAATGGACTTGGTATCACTTAAGACTTGGGCTGATTTGTAGGCTTTCGTGTAGGCTTTTAAAAGCTCACTTTGACTACTGGCTTTTTCTATGTCTTGCAAATGCTTATTTATTTCATTGTCAGACATGCCTTTTGGGGCTGCTGCTACAGCTGCGTTACCATCATCATCTTCAGGAGCTACACCAACGGCAGAACTGAGGCTATATCTGCGAGCATACGTCAAAGCTGACCCGTAGCCTTGAGCATCAACTTTGCTAACTGGCAAGGCTAATATCCCACAATTAATGTATT